GGCGTCGGTTGTTCGGCTGACTGAGCCGCCGGGATACCTGAATGTGCCTCCAGTCAGTGCCACTGTCCTGCTGGCTGTCGCGTCATTTGTCAAAATAAGAATGAAAGATGACGCGCGATTAGAAACACCATTCTCGCCAGAAACCGTAAATGTCACATTGTCGGTCAATGTTGCCGTAAAAACTTGGGCGGTAGACGCATCTAACGTCTTTGCAGTGCCTGTATTACCAAGAGCGCTGACCTTATCTGAAAATATGCCCGTAAAAAAGCTAGCTGTGACATTGAACTCGCCCGTGCCTTTTGGAGTCACATCAATGCCGACATTCGTATCGTCGCCTGTCGCGGACAGCGTTGGATTACTCCCGGTTGCCGCATTCGCAACAGTGACTTCATTTACCGCTGAGCCGGTTGCAGAAACTTTAATTAACTCGGCACCGTTGGTGTCTTGAATAGCCGTGCTGACCTTGAGGTCTGTGGCGTTTACTTCCCCTGACGCGCCGTAAATTACCGCCTTTGAATTAACAACGGTCCCCGCAGAGGAGCCATCTAGAAGATTAAGCTCTGCGGCTGTTGCAGTAACCGCCGTGCTGTTGATAACAAGTTGATTTGAGCCGTCCAGATATACCGACTTATCCGCAGGGTAATTGATGAAAACATCCTTGCTTCCCGCCGACAAATCAACAGCAGAGCCTGAGTTAGAACTGGCAAGCACAGTCGTCCTAGCCAGCGTGTTTCCACTCGCCGTATAAGTGCCCAGACCGACCTCGTAGTCTTGGTTCACATTATCAATAATGGCGTAGTAGGTTGTGTCACCATCCGACAGGGCGGACGAAAACGCCACAAAGTTGACCTCTGCACCGGCGAGCGTAATCGCTCCCGTGCCTGTCGTAGTGGTAGTTTCTTTTACGCGATCAGCAACGACCAGAGCCATGATTATGCAATCCGAATAATAGCGTTAGATGCGTCAGCAGTAGGGAACACAATGGTGAAGTCGCCCGCGCTGGATGACTTGTCAGAGCCAAAGTCCAGAACAATGACTGAGTCAGTCGTTCCCGTGCCACCGCCAGTAGTCGTGTTGTAGATCAACGCGCCGCGAGCAGTGATCGTTGACGAACTAAACGTCAAGTCAGCAAAGTCAGTCAGCGCCGTTGTTCCTGACGTGGTAGGAGTAACATTGGTAAGCGTACCGCCGCCCGCCGTATAGCCCGTACCGCTCACCTCGTTAGTCGCGGTGTAGTCAGTGGTTGACGCATCGAAACTTGCGTTGTTGTCGTACATGGCCAGCTTGAAGGTATCTCCGGTGCTGGCAGTGAAGTTGTGTGAGCCTACAAGCAACTCCTGCTTGAATGAGGTACACATGTAGTTTCCGCTAAAAGCCATATCACATTCTCCTGATAAGTTCGGCTAAGTCTTTTTGCCCAGCATCCAAGAGGGCGTTATACACTGTAGTTCGGTCGCTATTTGCGGCCTCTTTCATGTAGAAAACAAGAACCGCTCTAATGCGATCCTTGAATGCCTGCGCTTGAGCCTGAACCTCAGGCACCGCAGTATCGGCTACCGAGATGATCTTATCTAAGCACCTCTCAGCAATCTCATCTGGGGAAAACCCCCTGTTCTGTGTCGTGTGGACATTAACGCTACCCACCTCAAAACCACCGCTAACACCAATCATCCTCTAGCTTTCCTCACCTCTCCTGACCTGTAGCTATCTGTCGTGCTATAGCCTTCGCCCAACTGCTCCAGCTTGCCCAACGCCTCCAGATATCTCTGGGTGTATGTCTGCATTAAGTCTGGGTCGCCCTTGAGGTAGGTGTACGCCTCGACAAGACATCCGTAAAGCAGTGTGGACTCGGCGTTAGTGCCTAACCAGCTTGTTCCGTCTGCGGACGTGGTAATGGATTCAGGCTTGTGGAAATAGTGCAGTTCTGCGTCATATGCAGAATCTGGGGTGGGGCCGAGAATAAACGCGGTGCGGCTGAATATGCCGTAATACTTGGGCGCCCCCTGCGTGGTTGTCAGTGGGTATGCCTGACGTATGAAGTTTACGTCTTTAAATATCAGATACTCAAAGCCCGAGTTGTCTATAGCCAGCGAGTAGGGGGTCAGAAAATCTGACGGCATAACCAGATACTGATTGCCGCTTGCCACCGAGCCGGACACGTTTTTCCTGAAATCTGGCAACTGTACGGTCTTGAGTATTTTGTCTTCCGCCTGCTGAATAATAGTCGGCAGGTTGTCAACGAAGCTGGTCTCGTTTGACTCGCAATAATCTTGTATTGCCTGCTTCAGAGAGGTAAACGTAAACGCCATCAGGATGTCTCCACCGTTACGCGCCCAACAACACCCGCCATATCAAGGCCGACAGTTCGGCTTCCAAGCGCCGTGTTGCCTCCCCCGACAGGATCGAACGCAGAAAGCGCACGACTTTCATCAAGGCTGTTGTCAGGTCTCGGAAACCGAAGCGCCTGTGGATCGTTCGCATTGACATCCCCCAGTTTCAACTGTGGCTGATCCTGATCTACAACGTCCCTGCCAACCAGCAGACCGTTCCAGCGGCCATCCTCAATCTGTCTAACCAAGTCGCGCAGTGGGTATCGGAATCCCGTCCGATCACAAAACCCAAACGCCTTGGAGCCTTTGGCGTAGCTACTCATAAATTGTTATATCCACCGGGAGCCATGTAAAGCGATGCTTTCTCCCTAGAGGCATCCGCCGCCAGATTCCACTGCTCTTCGTACACCTCTTTCAAGGCTGGAGCAATGCTCATGGACTCTGGCTTCTTGCTCGCAATCTGGTACGCCAAGCCAGCCACCATGCAGGGCAGATAGCGTGCTGGCACATCCATATTGTTGGATGCGGGCTTTCCTGTGTCCTCGATACGATCCAAATAGTAATACGCAAACGTGTAGGTCGTTGTCGCGTCCGGCACCGGCCAGAAGTGGATCGTCAGCCCTGTCGGCTTTCGCTCGACGTAATACTGTAGCGGTCTGCCCTGCGTCAGCTTGTTCGTCTGGTGGGCGTACTGGCTCACCGAGATTCTCTGCATGGTCAGGTCAGATTGCTTAGAGGTGTCGCCTGCGTCGGTACGCAACAGACCCTCGATGATATCTTGCTTCTCCGAAGTCAGGTCATACGACGCCGTGCCTGCGGTCAGCGTCTGGGTTGCATCCCTTACTGTCCACAAGTTAAGACCACGGTTCTGCCACTCAAGCATGAGCAGATCCAAGCTCCTGCGGGCGGTCTTATAGTCATAACCGCTTCGTAGCTCGGAGCCTGCCCGCTCAAATGCCTCTTCAAAAATGTCGGCAAGGTCTAGCGTGAAGTTTGTCGTTCCGCTTGTAGCCATCAGACCATCCTTCCTCTAGTCCTACCCCTCACAGCGATACCGTTTCTGCACTTTGCCGGAGGTATTCTGCCGCCGCCAGCTTTCTTGCTGACACCGGCCTCGGACAGCGCAATGGCTATCGCCTGCTTCTTGTCCTTAACTTTTTTACCAGAGCCGCCAGACTTGAGTTTGCCGTCCTTAAACTCCTTCATAACCTTCTTCACCTTCCGAGAGGCGGGAGCGTTCCTTGTCTGCTGTGCGGCCTGCGCCCTGCTGATGGTCATCTAGCTACCCTTCTTCCACTTGGTGGACTTTGACTTGGTCTTGCTTGGACTCCACTTGACCTTGTCAGCCCAATACGCCGCAGACATTTTGCCGCGTTTGATATTCTTAGCGTGGCGAGACTTAAATGCTTTGCGCTGACCAACCGTCTGGTTCGTCTTCACACCCTGCTGTCCAAAACGGATAATCTTTTCCTTGCCGCCCTCACACGCTTTTACGATGTGAGACTTCTTGGAATGACCGGGAGTCCTCTTTGGCTTGTTGCAGGCCATCGCGCCTTTATCAACGCGGCCACCTTTCTTGTAATAGAGCCTCATTACTTACGGTGCCTCGCTGTCTTCTTCGCCACCTTCTTTGGCTGGCTGGAATGTTGCTTGCCCTTCTTGGTGTCCGCCCGCTTCTTGCGGGTGGTGGCGGCATATTCCTTTGACGAGAGCGATTTTATCGCCTTCTCAGGCAAATACCTTTCGCCCGTTGCTTTCGAGCCTTGGGTGCTCGGCTTCCCTGACTTTGTGCGCCACTTCTGCTTCGTCCACTTTTTGAGGGACTTTTGCGACTTCTTGAGCGCCATCAGTCTTTGTAGCCTCCGCCCGCATCTTTGTATTTTTTGGCGAGCATCTGTGCTTTTCTAGCAGACCACTGTCCGGGCTTACCGCCCTTGCCGCCTGCCTTGATTTTATTGAACAGGCGCTTACGCAAGGATGGCTTGGTATAGTTCCCAGCTTCATTGACCCTCGACTCCGTCTTGCCGCCTTTTTTGTAGTAGAGGCGCATTAGCCGTAGTTCTTTTTCACCTGCAGGACGATTGTGTAAGAGTCGCCCAGCGTGTGGCCTACAGTTGTGAACTTAATATCGCCCGTCTTACCGGCGCCAGCATTGTTGCGGATGCCTGTAAAAGAAGAAAAGTCCAGTGAGTCTGAATAGTCAGCAGGAAGCTCCCACGCCAAAACATCAGCCGTTGCGTCAAACAAAATCTCAACGCCCATGCCAATGGTTGAGTACCAAACGCGCTCAATGTTTACGCTGGTACATGCACCATCATCAACGGGGTTGTTTGAAAGAGCGGACACGTCGATTTTGGTCACGGCGGACTCGCCGGTTCCATCGCTGACGTTTGTGAATGCTAGGATTGCAGTGCGAGGGCCGTCCTCGATTGTCTGACTTGTAACTGTGTCAGCCATATTGACCTCCAAAAAGGGGGCAAAGCCCCCTACAAATTAACCGGCAGATACGGTGAGCACGCCAGAATTGCTGTAAAGCTGTCCGGCAACGCTTGGGTCTGCTGTTGGCAGGTCTTTGAAGATAACCACGCTGTTAGTGCCGTCGTGGCTGATAGAGATGTTCTCTGTGACAGTCCCGGTTCCAGACGCCTTGCTGATGTCCTTGAAGCCGTTTTCTGAACGAACGGGGCCGTTGAAAGTAGTGTTAGCCATGTTGGTCTCCTGTCTTGGCTAGTGTCTGATGTTCCACATGGAACAATCAGTCAGGAAGAAAAGGGGGCCGAAGCCCCCTGTGCTATCAGGACGTTCCGGGTGAGCCGTAAATGCCCAGCGGATCTGAAACGCCGAACGAGTAACGAGCGCGAGCTTTGTAGCGCACGTTTCCTGTGTCGAAGTCTCCGTCCATTGAAGTTTCAAGCGCGGTGCGCTCAAAGTGCTTCATGCCATTCGGTACATCGGTAATGATGAAGAAGGCGTTGGTGTCTGTCAGGAAGTGGTTGACAGAGTAGCCTTCTGGAATCGAACCGTTGTTGCGAAGGGCGTTGATGTCGTTGTCAGCCGTGCCAACTCGACCTTCAGTCTCAAGCAAGCGAGTTGCTACAAACTGGAGTGCGGGTGGAACGATCAAACGACGGGGGCGAGCCGCGATCAGCAGTCCACGCTCATCGGTGAATGCGGCGATGTTAATCACAGCATCTTCCAATGAGGTTTCGTTCAGATCAGCCGCAGTGGTAGGACGGTTGGAGTTTGTTCCACCGTTTACCAGCGGGTGAGCCGTGCTGAACAGCGTTACGCCGTCACCAGAGTTGAACGAGGTGAAGCCGTTGTTAAGGGGGTTAGCCGCCTTAACCTGCTTGGTATGCGCCATTGCCCTTGCAAGAGCTTTTGTATATCTTGCAGACAATGAGTCATATAGATTGTCCTCCATTGCTTCTTCTGTGATACTGAAGCCGAGAGCAATCGTTTCATGATTATACCTAGCAGTGAACGACTCTTGCGCCGAGTCATAGCTGATGGCCGCGCCTTCAGCTTTAACTGGTGCGGCACCAAAGCCGGACAACTTCACTTCTTCTTCAAACGAACGCTC